CCCAACCCGAGGATAACACATGGCCTATAACATCTTTGCGCCGAAGCCGGGCCGGCTGGGGGTCTTCCCCGTGCCGCTCACGAGCGGTCGCATCAACACCGGGACGCTCGCCGCGGGCACCCAGACGCACACCATCGGCGCGATGCCGGGGAAGTGCTTCATCAACCGCGCGACCGTGTCGGCGGGGACCTACCCCACCGCGGCCACGTCCTGCGTGGCGCGGCTCATCAAGTACGACAGCACGGCAAACTCGGCCGTGACCCTCACGGCGGACTTGGATATCAATGACAAGACTGACCGTGAGTCGCTGGCGCTGGCGCTGACCAGCACCCTGACGGATGCCCAGCGGACGCTCAACCCGGGCGATACGCTGGAGTTTGAGATTGTGACTGTGGGCGCTGTGTCGGTCCAGCCGGACGACATCGCGTGCGTGGTCGAGCTGTACGTCGAGGAGTAAGACGTGACCGTGCTGCTGAACGCAGCCGGCCAGCCCGAGCCGCCCACCCATGTGGTGGCGCGGCTCCGGGCCCTCCACGCCGGATTGTTTATGAAGTTTCTGGAGCAGACAGGCGAGCACTGGGCCATTTGCCTTCGCTGGAGTCCCGAGGACACCCGGTGGGAGTGGGTGCAGCGGGGCGAGACAGACCCCGAGATGGCGTACGATATCATCGGGTATCTCCCGATGCTCTGCAGTATTGACGAAGCGCCGGCCTACTTGGAGCGCACGTTCCGGCAGTATCCCAAGGACGAGGTGCGCCGGATGGCGGATTTCGTCGAGCAGTTCAATGCCACCCAGCCCATCGGTCAGGCCGCGGACGCCGCGCTGACTGAAGTGCTGGACACGCTGTAAGTCCCTTACCCCCTCCGCCCGTGGCCGTTACCAAAGCCCAACTGATTGCGCTCACCCGCGAGACGATGGACGCGGTCGCGTCGGATCGGTGGTCGGATGCGACCATCACGACCGTCCTTAGCAGCGTCTACGGGGATGAGTGGTCCAATATCCTCAACGCCCAGCCCTACTACACCTTCGCCAAGCGGACGGTGACGACGGATGGCGACGGGATGGTGTCCTTCAGCGCCCTGTCCAGCGGGGGCGGCGATACCCAGCAGAACTTCTACCGCGTCCTTTCGGTGTCAGACGGCAACGTGCTGTACACCCAGACGCGGTTCCAGGACGTGCCGCTGGCCACGACGACGAACTATCTGCCCACCTACCCGCGGCTCTTCTACACCGCCGGGCAGGCCCTGCAGATTCTCCCCGTGGCGGCCAGCACGACGCTGTATGTGTATGTCAACTACAAGCCGACCGCGTTCAACCAGCTGGCCACCGACAACTCGGTCATTGACTTCCCCGACGGCGGGGAGCTGATTCTGGCCAACGAGGCCGGTGCGTCCCTGCTCAATAAGGGCGGGGCGGAGTCTGGGGCGGCGCGGGTCCTCCGGGAGGAGGCCAAGCTGTCGCGGACGCTACTGTTGGACGACCTCCGGCGCTACACCATCCAGCCGACGATGATGGCCTATCCGGATCAGAAGTACGACTGGAGTGGCGGCTGATGGCCCGGCCGAAGCTGGCAGACCAGCAACCCGGCATGGCGGGCGGCCTTAACGATGTTTCGGATCCGTCGGCGCTCCAGCCGAACCAGCTGCGCCGTGCCATCAATCTGCGCTTGACGGACTACGGCGCGGCGACCAAGCGGGGCGGCACCCAGCGGACGCACAGTACCGCGCTGGGGAGCCTCGGGCCGACGGCCATCTCGAACGGGTTCACGTTCCAGCAGGATAGCGGGACTAACCAGATTCTGGTCACGGTGGCTGACAAAATGTACTATGCGACCTACGGCACGCTGCCGTGGACGTATACCATCGTAGCGGCGGCATCGCTCAATTCGAGCGTGTCGCCCGATTTCGCTCAGTTTCGTGATGCTGGCGGCAACGATGTCGTGTATATCGCCGATGGCGGGTTGCTCAACAGGTGGAACGGCACGGCGCTGACGCAGAATATCGCGGGTACGGCGGGCGTCACGGTCCTTCAGGTCCACAACCAGCGGCTCTGGGGATGCGGGGCGACCAACTTCCCAGACAGCATCTTCTACTCCTCGCTAAATAACGGGGATGACCTTGGCAACGCTACGCCTCCGGCGGGGGGTGGCCAGATTATCGTTCGGACCTTTGGGGATGAGAAGATTGTCGGGCTGGCCTCGGTCAACACCAGCCTGCTCATCTTTCACCGGCGCGGGATTTCTCGCCTAACGGGGTATGGGCAGGACGACATCACCGCCGCCCCCGCTGGCGTCACCGCCGACGTAGGCACCATCGCGGCCAAAAGCATTGTGGCAAACAACAACGTCGCTTACTTCATCTCGGAGCGCGGGCTGTACCGCTGCAACGAGTCCGAGGTGGCGGCGGTTGGGACGCCAGAGAAGCCAGATCCATTGCTGCCTATCATCCGGCAGTTGTCATCGTCTGACTTTGACAAGATTCGCGCCGTCATCAATCGAGCCACCAAGGAGCTGTGGATTACAATTCCCGGCTATGGGTGCTACCAGTACCACACGGTGTTGGATGCGTGGTCGGGGCCGTGGGACGGCGGATACACCGACCCCAACACGACCTGCCTGTTTGAAACGATTAACAGCAGTGGCCTCCCGGTGGTCTTGAAGGGGGATGCCGAGGGGTGGGTGAGTCTTTGCGACGCGCCGGGGGTGTATAAGGATAACGTGCTGGCGTCCGGCGGCGGGGGCGCTCCGTATACGATGATTGCCCAGCTTCACCGAATGTATTGTGGTGACGACGCCGAGGCGAAAGCGTTGCGCTGGGGCTATGTCACAGCACAGTTGAACCAGACGACCAACTGCGTGGTCGAGTGGGAGACGAACGAGAGCAGCGGAAGTTACCAGCTCCCGGTCAACAACGCAGGCATCTGGGACATCACCGATACATGGGATATCGCCGATGTCTGGGCGTACGCAGTGAGTAATAACTATCGTATCCCGATGGGTGGGACGGGGTACTACATTGACATCAGTATCGTGGATACCGGGCAGGCGCTGCCGGTTATCAGCCGATTCCAGTTGGAAACCTTTGCCTTGGGACGCCGTTAATGGCTACGACCGTTGGTCAACATACATGCGCTTCGTTTAGCATCCCGCAGCGCGGGGACTCTCTCGACGCCAATGTGGTGCGCGGTAATGACAACACCCTGCGGTCAGCCTATGTCGACCACGATGCCGACCCCGGTATTCATGTGCAGTCATCGTCGCTGGCCAGCCGTCCGTCGGCCGCGACGGCAGGCGCTGGGGCGAAGTGGATGACCATTGATAACACGGGCGCCATCCCCAGCCGCCTCTGGTATAGCGACGGGTCGGCGTGGCATGAGGTCAGCTCGACGCAGGCGGCGGTAGACGGCACGGCCGGGGCGCCGGGGGTTGCGTTTGCCAATGACGCAAACACGGGGCTATTTACCCCATCTGCGAATAGCAACATCCTAGCTTTTGCAACCAATGGAGCCGAGCGCGGCCGCGTGATTGACTCCGGCTTTGCCAAGTTCTCGGACAACGGCACCTACCGTGGCGCAACCATCAGTTATCACGAGCTGCGGTCCAGTGCCGCCTCGGCGACGGCGGCTATCACCAACAGCAATGTGGCGCCGAGTACGCTGATAATCGGGGAGTTCGCCGGCGCGTCGCCTGACAACAACACGGCGCGGTTTCTTTCGCTGGCAGACTCCACGACGGACCGCTGCATTATCTACTCGGATGGCGACCTCGCCAACCACGATGGCGTTTACGGCACCATCTCGGACGAGCGCTTAAAGCAGGACATCACCGACGCCGATCCGCAGTGGGACGATGTCAAGGCGATGCGCTTCCGTCGCTACCGGATGAAGACCGATGTGGCGGTTGACCCGAACGCGCCGTATCTCCTCGGCGTTATCGCGCAGGAGATTGAGCAGACTTCGCCCGCGCTGGTCGAGGAGCAGACGAACGAAGACGGGACGACGACCAAGGTCGTCAAGTCGAGCATCCTGTTAATGAAAGCGGCGGTGGCTTTGCAGGAAGCGATGGCGCGGATTGAGTCGTTAGAAGCGCGGGTTGCGGCGCTGGAGACGGCGTAATGGGGGTAGGGGATTACCCTATCGCCCCGTTTACGTCGCCGGTCGGTACTGATCGGTCGTCGTATGAGACGCGGGGGAATGACAACGTCCTGCGGGACAAGTTCGTAGACCACCAGGCGGACGCCGTTGCGCATCCGACCTATGGACTGGACGCCAACAAGCCCACCCCGCCCGAGACGGGGATGATTTATGTGGCCACGGACACGGGCGTCTTCTGGTTTTACAATGGGACGACGTGGGTGTCCACGGCGGCGTTCCGGCAGTTTGGGGCGTGGCAGGACACAACCAACCAGACGGCGGCAGCAGCGAATACGGCATACGCGATGACGTTCAACACGCAGGACGTGGCAGACGGCATCACCTTGGTGAGTAGTTCTCAGCTGACGGTGCCGATGAGCGGCATCTACAACCTGCAGTTCAGCGCCCAGCTGGTCAATACAGACTCCCAGATTCACGACGTGGACATCTGGATTCGCAAGAACGGGACGGATGTGTCTGGGACGAACGGACAGGTTTCGGTGCCGAATAAGCACGGGGCGATAGATGGTCACGCCCTGCCCGCGTGGAACTACTTCCTGAGCCTAAACGCCAACGATTACGTTCAGCTGTACTGGTCTACCGGAAACGTCGCGTGTTCCCTGCAGGCGCTGGCGGCGGTCACTCCACATCCAGCCTCCGCGTCGGTCATTGTCACCATGAATCGTATTTAACGATGCCGAAACGCAAGGTCGCCTTCTGGCGCACCAAGAACCCCGAGAAGTCCTCGACCCCCCTTACCCCCGCGCAGAAGGCAAAGGCCAAGGCGCGGGCCGAGGCGGCGGGGCGACCCTATCCGAGCCTCGTCGATAACGCCGCGGTGGCGCGAGGGAGCAAGTAATGCCGATCCGTAGCAAGGCCCAACAGCGGGCGATGTACGCTGCCGCCGCCGGTCGCGGGAAGACCGGCATTTCCAAGGCCGTGGCCAAAGAGTACATTGAGTCCACGCCCACGTCTGCCTACGCCGACCTCCCCGAACGGGCGAAGCGGCGGATGGCCCTCAAACGTAAGTCCAAGTAACCTCCTCCCGGGTATCTCCCATGGCCAAGACGTATCAGCAGATTCAGGACGAAGCCGACCGGATGTTCGGCAAGGGCGCGAGCCGCGAGAAGTTCGAGTGGCGCCAGGCGCAGCAGCGGGCCGCGGGGCTCTCGGAAGAGAAGCGCCGGCGGGGCGGGGTTGCCCGGGGCTGGGATGTCGGCAAGTCGTGGATTCGGCCGGCGGCCCAGTTGACCGCGGGCTTCTTCGGTGGCCCGGCCGCGGCCTCGGCGGTTGGCGCGGCGATGCGCGGGCTTGATCGCCCGGGCAAGTCGGGCATCGGGTTCGATGTCGGACAGGGCGCCCGGGGGGCGATGGAAGGCTATCTCACCGGTGGTCTTGGCGCGGCGGCGCGTGGAGCGATGACGCCAGCGACAATTGCGACGGATGCTGGGTTGGCCACGGGGACGCGACTGCAGGGGGCTGGCCAAGCGCTCAAGTCGTACTTCCAGCCCGGGATGCAGACGGCTGGGAACCTGGCCAGCTCGGCGTATGAGATGGCGAAGAAGAACCCGGCGGCAACCGCCAATTTCCTGCAGGCTGGCGTGAGCGGCTATCAGGCCGCCCAGCAGGCGCAGTTGGCGGCGGAAGAGGCGGCGCTGGAGCGGATGCTCCGGGAGGAAGAGGAGGCCCGGCGACGCCGCCTCGCCCAGCTCTTCGCCCCCGCCCTGCAGGGCCTGTCCACCCAGAACCGATAATCCCTCCTATGGCCACCAGTAGCTACGCCAATCTCTTTGGCACGACGGGCAGCGGCAAGAAGCATGGGGTTGGCTTTGGCAACCTCTTCGGCCAGCAGGAGGCCCAGAAAGCCCAGACGATGCAGCAGAAGTCGATGGTTCAGCCTCAGGCCCAGCCGGCAAAAACCTTCGCGCAGATGCAGGCCGCTGGCGAAGCGCGACCCGCGCCGCAGCAGGTCAGGACGCCGGCCCAGCCGTCGATGCTCCAGCAGCTGCAGGATCAGTTGCAGATGCCGGTCTTCAAGGCGCAGCCGAAGGCGCCGCCTCTGTCGGATGGCGTTGAATACGCTGGACCCGGCACGACCATCACCACGACGGCGATGCCGGGTGAGGTGAACCCGTATACGGGTGGTGTCCAGCCTCCTCCGCCTGGGACACCTCGGGTGCCGCCGACGGAAGTGCCGCCGGTCACGCCGCCGCCGACCGTTCCTCCTGCAGAGGCGCCTCCGTCAGCCACTCCGTCAGTGCCGCCAGCCGAGGTGCCACCGGCCACGCCCGCTGAAGGGCCAGCCGGTGGGCCGCTGCCGATGGATGAGGAAAAGAAGCCGACGACGGCGGGGCCGACCGCGCCGCCGCCGACGGGACCGTCCAGCGCCTACGATGATCTCATCCGACAGATTCAGGATATCCTCGGGCAGCCCGTCGGGTACTCGGACGAAGAGATGGGCAAGATTCGTGCGGCGCGGACGGCTGAGCTGGAGGAGACGTTTGGCGCTCAGCGGTCGTCGCTGGAAGAAGAGATGGCCCGTCGCGGGCTGGCGGCCTCGACCATAGGATCGGGGCGCTTTGGGGACCTCGCGGGCCAGCAGGCGCGGGCGCTCTCGACGCTTGAGGCCAACCTGCTCCAGCAGCAGATGGACGCGCAGGAGCGCGGACGGGCCCAGCAGATGACGACGCTGGCGGCGCTCTCGGGTCAGCGGGCAGACATCTGGCAGAGCGAGTTGGAGCGTCAGCTCCGTGAGAAGCTCGGGTTGGCGGAGTTCGAGGGGACGATCGGAGGCAAGGAGACGCTGCAGGCGAGGACGCAGCGGATGAACCTCGCCATCCAGCTGGCGCAGGCCATCGCAGGCTCGAACGACCCGGAGGCCATCAAGAACATCATGCCCTATATCTACCAGATTTTCGGCATCACGCCGCCGCCGGGTGACCAGGATGACACGGACACGACCACCACGACCACGCCGCGGCGCGGCCCCGGTCCGTCTGGCCCGGCGTCTGGGCCGACAGGACCGTCTACCAGTGGCCCACGGGGAGGGTATAGGTAATGGCACGCCGGAGTAATCGTGGAGTGGCCCTGCAGGCGGCGCTGAGCGCCATCTCGGGTGGGCTGAGCGGGTATGCCCGCCAGCAGGAAATGCAGCGGGAGCAGGATCGGCTGAAGGCGCAGGAAGAGCGGCAGAAGCGCATGGATATTATGGACCTGCTGGAGCGTGGCGGGATGACACAGGCCGCCCCCGGTGAGTCAATCACCGGCCCGGTGCCGAGCGCGGTGCCGATGGTGGCGCCACAGCGTGAGGCGATGGCGGCCGCGTTGCAGACCGCCGGGCCACGAACGGCGACTGGGTCGGAGATGTTTAACATCGGCGGCACCTCAATCCTGATGCCCAGCAAGGCCCAGCGCGACCTGCAAGGGCAACAGCGGGCGCTGGATGCGGCCATCCAGCAGGCGGAGGCGACGGGCGTGGTGCGGATGCGGCAGGAGCGCGAAGAGTTTGATGTCGGCAACCGTCGCCAGTTTGAGGTGTATCGGCAGCAGTACAGGGGCGGTGGCGAGTACAACCCCAACCTTGATTACGCCTCGCTGAACGCGGCGAAGGAAGCCCAGCTAGGCCGTGTGTCGGCGCAGCAGATTGCCCAGACACGCGCAAGTGGGCAGGGCGCTACGGCTGACCGCGGCGCGCTACCCTCGCTGGCGGTCAATGTTGATCGGCTGGCCCAGATGGACGAGAATTATGTCCGCGCGCTCCGTCCGTCTCGCGTGACAGGAGCGGCAGAAGCGCCATTGATGGTTTCTGAGTCCCGAGGGCTCTTTAAGGGACCGGCATTGGCTATGGCAGGCGCGTTTAACTTGGCGGCAAGCCCAGAGGAGCGCGAGTACGCCACCATTATTCGCTCAACCAC